CTATCTCATTATTTTTTTTTATTTCTCGAATTTATAGAATCACTATATTGAATGATTCTAAATAGAAACATATTTTAACACGATTTTTCATTTTGAAAAAAAAACAAGAAAAAAGCTACTGACTAGGCGCATTTTATAACTTATAATTGATTATCAATATTTTAATATAGTTATCCACTGAGTAGTTCACTTAGTATCTAGTGGGTAGAGTCAGTAGAGTCAGTAGAGTTAGTAGTTAGCTACCCACTAAAAAAACAAACTATCTATCTATTTATCAACTACATAGCTAAAATAGTAGACTTAGTAGGTAAAAATAGCAAAATAACTGCTAACAAATGTTGTATTATATTCAAAACTATATATTAAGCTAATTATCAAATACTTTTGTCTTGCAAACGCATTCAAAAAATGGATAAAGCGACAAGAAGAATAGTCAATTTCAAAATAAAAAATCAGAGTTCGGATACTACTGAGATAGAAATATACGACTATATAGGTGAATATCTCGATTGGACGACTTGGTCCAAGAAGGGAATCACTTATGAGAATTTTAAAAACGAATTCGAGTCCGCTATTCAAAATTCCAAAACAGTTAATCTACGAATCAATACTAATGGCGGAGAAGTAAATGCTGGTCTCGCTATTTATAATTTGATTCAGCGCCATGCCGAAAAAGATATACATGTATATGTAGACGCTGCGGCTTACTCTATGGGTATAGTATTAGCGCAGGCTGTAAAAAAAGGAAATAGACACGCTGCGAAAAATGCGACGCTGATGATTCACCAGGCTATGAATATGGTTTATGGAGATTTCAATGCAGCGCAGTTGAGAGCAGAGGCAGATATTCTAGATGTATTCGACGATGTACTCGCTACTTCTATTTCAGATACTATGGGTATGGATAAAGAAGAATTCAAAAATAAATACTTCGACGGGAACGATCATTTCTTCACAGCACAGCAAGCCGTAGAACATGGATTAATAGATGATATCTATGAAGGAACGACTACTACGAGCGATACCACCTCCGAAGACAAACCAAAAGAATCTGCCCCTTCTAATAAGATGCTATCATTCATTATGAATAGACTAGACGCACTAGAGAGTGGGGTAAACAATATCAAAAATAAATTTTCCACTAAAAACAAACCAATCATGAATTTGAATGATGTTTTAAACGTCCTGAACTCAGGCGAAGAAATCACTGCAGATCGTAGAAAAGAACTCGCAGAAAAAATAGAAGCCTTCAATGGTGCAAAATTCACCAACGAAGAAGTAGAGCAGAAAATAGCAGAAGCTACGCAGCCGCTCGAAGCTCAGATAGAAACCTTGACGGATGAAAACACTGCCCTCACTGAGCAAATAGGCAAGGTAGATGAAGAACTTCTAAACAAAGGGGGGGGCGCTCCTGTGAATGCAAACGATGCAGCACCTATCAATGAAAAATTCACTCCAAAATTCAAAGCGACCAACTGGTTCGCAAACTAATCATTAAACCACTTTAAACTAAAAATAACTAAAAATGGCAACTACTATCTTATCAGGAGAACTTAGAGCTCCGGACTTATCAGCCTTCATAGCGGCTTTCCCTAATTTCTATGAAACAAACTGGACGGACATTTGGAAAGCTCAGTACTACGGATTATTTGATCCAGCGAATCCTTTTGGATTATCGGACAGAGCAGTAATGCAAGACGGAATCAATAAGCCACAGCTTCTTGCTTCTATCAAAACAGGAAACGTTCTACAAAAACAAAACTCTCAGCAGGTAAATACGAAAGGAGTTACCAGCATGGAAGGTAGAGTATTGACTCCTGAAGCATGGAAAATCGAACAATTATTTGACTACATGGTATTGTGGCAAGGATATGTTCAGTCTATGAGACTATCAAAAGACGGTTTGATTCCTTCTGTAGATAATATCATATCTGATCTTCACAATATGACTGTTTCTGAAGTATTAAAGAGAGGCGGAGCAGATGCAAGACAGACTATCTATCAAGGTGTAAAAGCTGCGGGAACTGGTCACTTAGATATCTTCGACGGATTCAATAAAATAATGAAAGACGCAGCTACAGCAGGCCAGCATACACCAGCAGCAGTTATTGTTACTTCCGCTTCGGATGTATACACTAAGATTCGTCAGATAGTAGAGCAGTTAGGACAGGCGTACAAGAGAAGTCCTAGCTGTATAGTAAAAGTAGCACCGGATGTTTATTCTTTCATAAGAGAAAAACAAGATGGTGGAGGCACAGCACCGAATATTTATATCACAAACGGAAACAGAGAAGAAATCGCTAGAGATTTTGCGAGAACTCCTCTACCTTCTTTCCCGAATGTAGATGTAATCGAAGAACCTTATTTGAAAGCAGGTGGAATCGTAGCCTCAGTAAAAGAAAACTTCGTAGTAGGCTTTGACTCTTACGACCAAACAGCACAAATGGATATGCAAAAACAATATCAGCAAATCTATATGGTAGCGACAGGAGCTATGGGAGTTCAGGTGAGAAACTTCAAAGCAGAGTTCGGTGAGAAACCATTCGTATGTAACGAGCTAGCAGTAGCTTAATCCTTTAACCCAAATCCTAAACAAGTATAAAATATACCAATCATGGCAGAGAAATTAACATTAGAATCCTTAGCAGCAGAAGTAGCTGAATTGACTAAGAAAGTAGCTACACTAACTACAGCTCTCAAAGAAAGCACCGTTCAGCGCGAAGTAGAAGTAGTAGAAACTCCTGTAGATATATCTACGCTGAGCTTCGAAGTGGATAAAACAACCTACAAATTCGCTAGACCTTCAGTGTCTATCGAAGAAGGCGGGAAGTTTGTCATTTACAAAGCGAGTGAAGTAGCCGAAGACAAAAAACATCAAGCGAAGTTCGCAGAGATGGCAGCCAACGGACAAACCACATTCGTAGTAGCTCAGAAATAATCTAACCAATCACCTAAAAAAATAAACGACCGATGTCAAAATTAAAAGCCCACCTTTCCCGTGTCCAGGCAAAAGAGCCTGGAATGGGCGGCTTCTTATGGATAGCCGATATAGAACAATTCAATGTACTTCAAAAACCACTTCCTGTATTCACAGGGTCCACAGTAGGCGATGAAGCTACAATCACTGCAAACCATACATTCAAGACCTTAGCTGGATTCACTACGAATGGATTTATTAAAATCCCTTTGATTCCTACGAACTCAGGAAAGTATATGTCGAAGAGAGAAGGTGACTATCCTTCTAAGAAGACAGTATCTTCTTTCGAAGGTCAAGCGACAGGATTGAATGCTGCACAGCTAGAAATGCTCAAGAGATTCAAAGGTCTAAACCTGATAGTCCTTGTACAAGACGCAGAGTGCGGAAACGAAAAGGTATATCAGATAGGCTGCGACTGCAAACCAGTAGACGAGTTAGCGTATGAGTTCGACTCAGAAACTAATATAGTGAAATTGACTGGATCTGCTCAGTGTGACCTAGCGGTATATTCAGGAACCATAGCTATCCAAACTATCTAATCCCTACTTTTTACTTTCCACTTTAAACTTTTCATTTATATATGGCACTTAAAATCAAATTAGATAGCTTCCCTGAAAAAGGCACGTTCGACTTCCCTATCATAGGCAGTGGTCTCACGCGTGATAAAGTAGAGGACATCACCAAAGACTGGAATCAAGCGCAGATTGAAAAATTTCAAGCTTCATTCCCTCACATGGTAGATGGCAGCCTAGACAAACCAAAACCCGAATCTGTAAAGCCTGAAGCAGAAAAAAAATAGTATTCGTTTAGTTTTATATTATTTGTAAAGCCTCGCCCACGTTGGTGGGGCTTTTTTTACTAAAAAAACCACCGAGATATGAATGAATTTACCAAAACTCAAAACGGAATAGTAGAAAAGCATTCTTCTATTATCAAGGCAGACCTTCGCTCCAAAGCGAATATGTCCGCCGATTCATTCAAGGTAAAAACGAGAGTCAAGCTAGACCGCCAAACAGGCCTCGCCAATCGCATAGGCATATCCTTCGAGCGTCATGGTGTATTCGTAGAGAAAGGTGTCGGACGTGGTAGAGGTATCAATTCCGGCAAGACTACCCCGAAAGAATGGTTTAATCCTGTCATTCGTGACCGTGTACCGCAGCTCGCTCAGGAACTAGGAGAATCCACCGCCGATATTTTACTAAAAACCCTCATTCGATAGTATGATATTATCCTTCCGAGACTTGATGAAGAAATTATGGGCAGGCGACACCGTCGATATCACCGTAGTCACCTTCTCTGCGTCTCGAAAAGAAGGAGGAACTATCAAAGAATACAAAGGCGTTCGACTCAATATGAAAAAAGAACGAGAAAACCGACATACTACAGGCTCCGCAAAAGACGATATCCAACTCATGGCTTCCGTTTTTTACCGCCCGAAACCTACTATCAATATCATTTTACCCAATAACGACGTGCGAACGATCTACAAAGTAGGTATCGTCCGTGCCAATAACCAAACTGTAGCTATATGAATCTTACATTTTCGTCTCTTACTAAACCTATAAAAAATTACTTCGCTACCTCCCCTGCCTCTACGGAGACAGAACCGAATAAGTTCAACGAACTACCCCAGCTAGGTGTCATAGCGCCGTGGGGAAAGAATAATTATTTCCCTAACGAACTAGACGACAAGCTATCCCTTTCTCTCGATATGGAGAGCGGATTCCAAACCTTGACCGAATTTTGCTACGGACTCCGCATCGCCACCTATAGAGAATCCGAAGAAAACGGCGAATATGTGCGCAAACCCGTATATTATCAGCCATTCGAAGACTTCAAAGAAACTTACAATTTCAATGAGATATTTCTTCAGCGCGCACTCTACAATTTCTTCCGCTACGCCAATGTATTCTTTGAATTTTCATTCGATTCTAGTGGTAAAATAGTCCGAATCTACACCAAAGATAGCCCATATTGTCGTATTTCTACCCTCGATAAGACCACAGGACTATCGAAATGGCTCTATCAATCCGCACAATGGAAGTCCGCAGGTGTCACGTATAAGAATGAATCCGACTTCACGGACCTCTTAAACAAGGGTTTAATGTCTAAAATACCCCTCATAGACTACCGTAAACCAGTAGATTCTATAGCAGAAATACGCGAAAGCGACCCCAAAACCGCCCTCATGGGCTATCATATCAAAGATTATTCACCTGGTGACCCGTATTATGGCAAATCTCCTTGGTATCCTATCTTGAATAACGGACTTCTAGACATAGCAAAGAAAGCTCCTGCCATGCTAGACTCATATTATAGCAATCTGATCACTATTGGGTGGCATTTCGAGACGAATATAGATTATTTCCGTGCCACGGTCAAGAACTGGCACGAATTACTTCCTGATAAGAAGGCGGAACATTTCAAATCCCTTCAGAAAGACTTAGACGATGCCGCTACAGGGTCGGATAAAGCCTATAAGTCTTTCTTCTCTCAGTTCGCTTATGATAATCAAGGAAACATTCAGCATCAGTTGAAAATCAATCAACTTCAAAACCCAAATAAAGACACGACGGTCATTAAAGACCTAGAGTATGTCAATAGTGCTGTAGCATCTGCCCTTCGCCTAGACGCTTCCCTCACAGGAGACAAATCAGGCGGTTCGAAAGAAGCAGACGCAGGCAGCGAGAAGCGACTAGCTAATAATCTCCTCAATCAGCGCCTCAATATGGTTCGGGACCAAGTCTTATACATGCTCACGATTATTAAATACGTGAATAAATGGGATACTTCTCTCCGCTTCGCTATCGAATCCGAATACCACGAGACCCTAGACAAGAACCCTGCCGGAAAGACGACGACACCTCTTATTTAATGACACTACCCCGTATAAGAAATAAACATAGGTCTACAAGACCTATTAATTTCTAGCACGGGATAATGTCGTGATAATAAATTTAAAAAATGACATTATTCGACGAACTACGCCACTACCTCAATAGCTCCGACCCTTCCTACACCGAAGGCGTGGAGCTATTATTTCGCCTCACACATAAAAACGGACTCCGAGCCTCCCTCCTAGAGTTTCACGACACCACCAAGCTCTACAAAAACCTAAACGAAGTCTACGATTCTCTCGTAGGGAATACCCACCCTACTGCCGTCATTCCCGCGCAGGAGGGAACCTCACCCGTCAACCGCCGCCCCGCAACCGTCATTCCCGCGCAGGCGGGAATCTCCCCCCACCCCCCCCTCGTCCCCGAACTCGAAGAAAAGCGAATCCAGCTATTCAAGGAGCTTTCCCACTACCATACCCTTATGGCAGACCTTCCCTTCGATGCCGAATTCGACCCAAAGCGCTACGAATACATGCAGAAGTGCGTCCTCATAGACGCCGAAACGGACGAACTGCGAAACGATATCACCTATGCCAAGAAAACAGGCCACGCCCCTATCCGCAAGACCATACCACGGCAGCTAGACGAAGGACAGGCACAGATGGCACTCCGTATGCAGAAATTACAAAACAATACACTCTACGACCGCACCTTGATAAAAAAACTCCTCAAAGAACTGGACGAATGCACCATTTTATCCGATATGCCCGCCCTGCAGCAAAAACTCGCCAAAGCCAAAGACCGCCTCGCTAAAAAAGAGAGCGAAATCAAGCTACTCAGGTCGCAGATAAAGGGAAACTAGCACCCCGCAACCGTCATCCTGAACTCGTTTCAGTATCTCACCCCACAACCCCCACCCGTCAACCGCCACCCCGCAACCGTCATCCTGAATTTATTTCAGGATCCCTCTCTATTATATCACATTAACAATTATTAATATTTACTTATTCATTTTAATATATCTTTGCACTAAACTAAACAAATAAGATATGCTAAAATTAAATCAAAAAACAATTTCCAGCTTAGAAATAGCTCAAATAAACACGGACAATCAAAAGGAGAATATAATTTTGTACATTCATTATTAAGTGCTATAATCGTTTTCACTTTATTATACACAGGCGGATTTTTTGATAATAAATAAATCACTGAACTGAAATTTCCGCCCAGCTATTAGATAAGGGAAAAATTTCCCTCATTAAAAATAAAATCCCCTATAAGCCAGCCACAAATTCACAAATTAAAATTAAACGATATGCATACGGTATTTCTAAGCGAAACAACTTTCCATTTCAATCTTGACTTAAGCGGTTATGTTATGGTAGAAAACAAACTAGGAAAAACGACCATCAATGGAAAAGACCTTTGGGAGTTTTTAATGCAAAGGTTGAGAGATAGAAAAGTAGAAAGAATCGAATCTATGGAGCTGGAAGAGTTTGAAAAATATATACTTGACACCTAAATAAAATCCCCTATATTTGCCCTGCATTTCATTTATTGTATCAATTCAGGGCGAATTCTCAATATTCTAGATTTTTAAGATAAAGCCCTCGAAGACGGATAGTGCGGAAGGAAACAACCGCCTGCTAATTGCCCTGCAATAAGTGAAATGCATATCCTCGTTTCGAGGGTGATTTATTTTATTATTTAAACCATTAAATTGCATTTCAAATGGACCAAAAACCACATCAGCCTGGACAGGCACCACCTATCGAATATCCCGATAGAGATTTAAAAGAACTTATTTCTCCACAGCTCGCGCACTACCTAGATTATCACATGACCTGGGAAGAGCACAAGCGATTTATGGCATGTATCATGAAGCGATACTCTGCTATGGCAGTCGTACTGAAAGAAATAGACATTCACGTCCCCGATCGTGTCATAGACTCCTGCTACACCCCGCTGTATATGGAAGTCCTCGAAGACATTCATATCATGGGAGAAATGCTGGAGATCACCTAGTCACCAAGCAACCCCACCCCACAACCCCCACCCGTCAACCGTCATTCCGAACTTGTTTCGGAATCTCTAGCACTGTAAAGGGATCCTGAAATGAATTCAGGATGACGGTTGCGGGTAAAGGTTATAAAAAAAACAATTCGTGAATTCGTGGCTTAATCGCTTACTTTAACCATTATTAACACACTACTATACTAAAATGACAAATTAAGTCGTTTTATTTAACTATCTTTGTCCTTATATTTCGCGCGTATGAAAAGCTGGTATAAGTCAAAAATAAACTGGGTAGGTATAGCCCTTATCCTTATTGGTCTCCTAGAGTTTATCACTCCAGGAGTATTAGAGTCTATAGGTATTCAGAACCCTGAGCGTTGGGCTTCTATATTAGGATTACTCCTCGTATTCCTTCGCCAAATCACTACCCAAAACACCAGACCTATACTTAAAATAGGCGGCCGTCCGCGTAGAGATAAAAAGCCGACTAATATGCTTTTTGGAGCATTTGAATTTAAAGGAAATGATTTTACAGAAACATCCGAAGTGACTTATTCTATAGCACCTAGCGAAGAAGAATTCCCTGTCACAATATACTATATAGAGCCGTTTCCAGATAAGCAATCTGTAAAATTTAAAGAAACTCCAGAATTTCAAAACATTGAAGATCTCACATTCTATATTTACTAACTATCTACCCTATCTAGGTGCGGCGTTATTATTCGTCGTATTTCTAGCATGGAAGCAGCTCGTAGCTATTGACGAGCGGCTATTCGACATTTCCCTACTCTCATGTATTCTCCTACTTCTTTATAGTCGTACAGATAGCCCCTCTATAGGGGCTTCTGTATTGCTAGGTTGGAGACTATTCGACGAGTTCACCTACGATACAGGCGTAGTCAACTGGATAGACTTCTGCGTGGAGCTACCGATCATCACAGCGATTATTCTATACAAAACATATAAAATAAGATACACTAGAGAAGAAGTGAAAGGGCTTGTCTAGTGCGTATAAATCAAAAAAAAGGTATAAAAAAATGAAAGGTATTTACTCACATGCTCACTCGCCACCTAAATACCTGGACTCATGCTCAAAATTTTCTTATTAATGCTCGGATTTCTTATGACATTTATCGCACACAAATTAAAATTCTTCTCCGAAGACGTACAGAATAGACTAGGTGACTGGGCTGTGACCTACACCTTCGCATTTCTCACATTCCTATCCATACACCCCTCGGGCGCAGTATCGGAGGAATATATCATCTTATTCAAATCAGGTGCCGCCATCGTCACCGGTATCATACTCACCGTAGCTAAGCTCGTCATCGAGTTTTTATTCAATAAATATATCAAGAAGAAATGAGAGTAATAAACCAAGCAGGCATAGACCTCATAAAAAAATACGAAGGGTTTCGCGCTTCGCCATATTTATGTCCAGCAGGCATACCTACTATAGGTTACGGTGCTACCTTCTACCCCAGCGGTAGAAAAGTATCTATCAAAGACAACCCTATAACCGAAGCAGAAGCTCAGTCAATGCTAATAGATCATTTGAAAGAATTTGTAGGGCATGTCAATAGATACACCGCCGACACTAAGCTCACAGATAATCAATTCGCCGCATTAGTATCTTTTGCATATAATGTAGGCGTAGGTGCTCTTCAAAAATCTACACTACTTAAAAAAGTCAATAAAAACCCACTAGACCCTTCTATCCCTGCCGAGTTTAAGCGATGGGCTTTTGCTAATGGTAAAATATTACAAGGACTCCTCAAACGCCGCACCGAAGAAGCTAAACTATTCGTATCATAACTATAAACTAACCACTTAAAACTTACAACATATATCATGTCCAACTCAAACGACCCCTTACAAATAGTCATGACCGCAGGTCAGAAAAACAATTTCTCTGATTTTATCAATCTACACCTCTGGGCGAGCAAAGGAGCATTTAAAGTCAGCAATACGACCTTCAATTTCTCTTCAAGAATAGGCGTTCCTAGTGGAGAGACAGGCGGCACCGTATCAGGCTTCGTAGAAATATCCGCAGACGGTACCACCCCTAGCGGAGCTACCAATGCCCCTGTCGACATTAAATTCGCCGAAGTCACCAAGTCTACCATAGAAGTAGAGTGTATCACCGCAGGTACTTTAACAGTAGTAATAGAATCGTAAATCACAATGAGTCGAAGATCATTCGGTATAGATAAGAAAATAAATGATTTCGGGTTTTCGAGACCAAATCGATCTAGTGGTATTAGCATTGACACTAATGCTGCCGCTTTTTTAACTGCTGCTGGAATAACTGACCCTACTATTTCAAGTTCTATAAATACTTTAGTAGTTCAATTAAAAGCCGATAATATATGGTCTAAAATGAAAGCTATATATCCAATGGTCGGGGGCACAGCTAGCACTCATAAATGGAACTTGAAAGACCCTAGAGATTTAGACGCTGCGTTTAGGTTGTCATTTACAGGAGGGTGGACTCATTCGAGTAACGGAGCTTTGCCAAATGGAGTGAATGGTTATGCAGACACAAAAATAAATTCAAACTTAGAACTTACCTTGATAAATATGCACTTGTCTGCATATATAACAGTTAATGATAATAGTGGGAGTCCTTATGATATTGGGAATGCTAATAATGGCGCCATGACACAAAAACCTACATTCCTAATTACTAGGTATTTTAACAATTTAGCCTATACTGGGATGGGTGATAATAGCTACGCAACGAACATAGCTTCAGCTGACTCTAAAGGATATTGGATAGGGACAACAAATGGAAGCACAACTCAGTCATTGTATAAAAATGGAACAGTAATTATAAGTGGCATATCTAATCTATCAGGTTTAGCAAATAATAATTTATATATAGGAGCAGCAAATGCTGGGGGAACTTCTGATTTATATAGCTCTAAAAATTACGCTTTAATATCAATAGGTGAAGGATTATCTGCCACTCAATCCGCTAATCTATATAATATTATTCAAGCATTCCAAACTTCTTTAAGCAGACAAGTATGATAGTTATTAAAATAACAGAAGAGCAAAAAGATATATTGAAAAATACTGAATTTTCAAAAGATTCTTTTTTTAATCCAATACAGGACAAAAACGATAATTGGATTATATCACTAGAAGAATTAAACGCTTGTTTAGAATGTGAAAGTTGTATAAAAGAACACCCTTGGATACTAGATTGTGAGAAGATAGAATATGAAGCGAAAGAGGTTGATATGAGTATGTTTAAAAAATAAAATTATGAAAAAACTATTTACTATATTAATCATCCTCTCCCTCCTCACTTCCTGCTGCCGTAGGAATATTCACACCTCTGTGAAGTACGAAGTACGAGACTCTGTATCTATCACCACACAGACCAGGTATATAGATACCACGGTGCACATAGATAGCAGCGTGTCTATTGTCCGTATCGAATGCGATAGTAATAACAAGCCGCAGATCATATCGAATACTCAAACCCACGGTAGGACAAAAATTGTCTTGACAAAATTTGACCAATCTACCTTCAAAATCAAATGCGAAGCCGATAGCCTACGATTAGTCATAGCTTATCAGGATAGCGTTATACGTAGCTACCGAGCCGAGAAAACCGACACCACTATCGTCGCAGAAAAAAATAAAGGTTTCTGGGCGGAAATTGGAGAAATCCTTCGCCACGTGATATATATAATAGGTGTAGGTATATTATTCATAGTCTTATTTCTATTTATCCGCAGGTGAAGCTAAACGAAGTTATTTATGAACGTGTCAAAATACCGCTCCCATACAATGTGGCCGACTTCTTTACATCTCGTTTCGGTTCGCCATTTCACTCCTATGACAAGTCGCTACTCGCAGACGATATCGATAGGAAAATACTGGCTGCCGAGGTTAAAGCTATCCTCAAAGGCGAGTTTCAGCCGATCAAATACAATCTGCAAAATGTCGCACCCCTCACCGGAGACTACAGCACCGAATACTGTATAGTCGTCAAGCGTACACAGGACGTCACCGACTATCATAAGCGCTGCCTTCGCATCGTATTTGATAAATTCTACAGGGACTATCTCTATATCGAACTCCTGCAGCACAAAGGACCCACCATGGACGCACGCATTAAATATGTGATAGATAAATACCAAATGCAGTATCATAACGCCTTCGAGAATATCAATCAAATGTACAAACTCCGCCGCACTCATATCCGCAAACACACCAAACATTTAACCCAAGTCGAAAGTTAAAAGGACAAAGTATAAAGCAATAACTGCTACACTTTTCACTTTCGACTTTTTACTTTCAACTTTTTGCTTTCCACTCTAAACCATACACCATGAACAAATACAAAGACATCATAGACTACTTCGAATCCATAGCCACTCGCATACCAGCTATCGGACACCACCCTGTAAATAAAAAAGCCTTCGTGGTAGCGGATATTCAAGACGCACTCGCCGCACAGAATACCACGCTCATATCTCCATACATGATAGCAGGCTACGAACCCGAAGGAATAGACAGAGGTTCGGGGCTATATCGGTTTGCGAATAACTCCAAAGCAGACCGCAGCTATTCTATCAATATCGCTATATTCAAAGAAGCAGCCCTAGACGACACCGCCACAGGTATCCAGTCCCTCGACGAACTCGCCGACGATATATTCAAACTCATAGAAGAAGATCGCCTCGACGCCTTCGACGGAGACGACGCCGATGTCGAATGCTTCCACAAAGGCATGTCTCTAGACGTACCTATGTACAAAACCGCCCTTATCGGAAACCGCAAAGCCTTGGGCTTAATCATGAACTTCACGTTTAATTTTTGTAGGTAGGTAGCCACGAATAAGATAGCCACGAATTCACGAATTATTTTTCACTAAATCTCGCTGTCAGCTTACCTCTGCCCTCGCCTCCGTCACCCCGCAACCGTCATCCTGAATTTATTTCAGGATCCCTAGCGCTTTAGAGATTCCCGCCTGCGCGGGAATGACGTTTGCGGGTAAATGTTTAAAAAACAAATTCGTGAATTCGTGGCTACCCACTACATCTTCACCCACTGCACCTTATTATTACCATCATAGATATCTATCAACTGATGACATACGGCGTTATCTACCGCATCGGATAGGTGAGTGGCGGCTATAGGATTTATAGACTTCTTCGTTTCAGACTTCTTATCTTTCTTCGTCATATTATTCGTGTCCTTCTTGGTAGGAGCATTCCCCATAGATAGAGCCGTGCGCTCGGCATTCACTAGGTTATAGCGAAATATAGGATAGCGCTTATCTCTATCCTGTCCTTCGTAGAGTACTTTCTTCCATATATTAAACTTCGTATTGTGCAGTATATTGTATGCTCGCTCCTGGGCGTCTGTGACATGCCATCCGAGTGTTCGCAGTTTAGCCATAATATCCTGAATGTACGTCATTCTACTATTGGAGATTTCTTTATTCCCTTGCACGTCATAGTAGAGTTTCACCCGTCCATTCTTATGCTTAAAATGATTATAGTAGCGGTCAAATTCTATAATTACCTCTTCATATTTATCTGCAAAATCCTTCAGTAGAGAGAATATATTTGCCTTACGGTCGTACTGTGTCACCGTCACGAAATCCATTTTGCCACCAAAGTCTATCGATAACTCCAGCGGTATATCATAGAGTATATCTGTATCCCCTTGGCAGGTCGCATTCGCTAATTTATCCGCATTGTATTCTAGATTTTGATAATAAGAATGACTCGCAGCGAATCGTCCGTGCCTCGTTTCGTCTAGGAACATATAAAACGAATCTTCGATTCTCGTCATATCGTAGTTCATATTCGATACGAGAAATTCGAGTGCACTCTTATTCTCATACGCGTCTTTGAAATAGTCAAATCCTAGCGCGTCAATATTGACATAGGGGTCTGCTTTATGGTAGAAAAATACATTCTTTCTTGCCCAGTCCAACATATCACGGACCATAGCGGTAGGTTCGGGCACCAAGGCTAGAGCGATCATATCTTCTATCGCCTCCTTATCCGCTCGTTTCTCCATAGTGAATGCCCAGCTATAGTCCTTTTCTCTGCGGTATCCGTCCGTGGTGTAGAGCTCACTTCTATATTCAGGTAAATGACTCCAAAGATTCGCCCCGCCCCGCATAGCGGATAGGATATCTTCTTTGATACGCTCGTGATTCAGCAGCTTAGCTTCGTCCCCTATATGGGAAATAATACTCACACCTTGATTCTTTGTCTTGCTATCCTGAGAAAATAAGGAATAAACCGCCCCATTTTTAAAGCTCAATACATAGTCATAGTTGTCAGGTTTGTAGAATGGATTCTCCCATCCCTTGAGCGGCGGACGACCTATCACCCAGTGTTTATTCTCGTGCAGACCGTGAAAAGCCAAACCTCTGCGCAGTCCAGGGAGAAGATCTTTGAGAAATTTTAAATAAGAAGGTACGCTGATGGCATTATTGGAGCGGGGCATTTTGATAACTACATTTGCCATGCGGAAACTATAAGGTCCTTCTGTCTTGCCTCCTCCACGCTGCCATCGGAGAATCGCCTTGCGAGGATTGACTAGGGCGAATATAAGCTGCGCATCGTTATAGTATTTGCGAACCTCTCCATGATCAGAAATATGCAGTTGATTACTCATCCTGTCCGGTTAGCTTTTGTTTCGCTTTCAGCTCTAGCCGCTTGACTCTCGCCACTACGTCCGCCCTATCGTCTGCATTGTAGTTTTCGATTAACTGCGGATTCGCTTCCAGTCTTATGACGGTATCTATAAATGGATTCTCTATCTCCGTGATATCTTTGTCGAGGCCTAGTAGATCCATATAGTCTCTTGAGAACCGCTGAGCGGACTTAAAGTCACCTTCATTCTCTGCCTTCTCCATCATACGGAGGAGATAAGCCTCATGCATCGCTTTTTTAAATCGCTTCTCTACAGGTCTCTCTGACAAATAAAGGGCATCCGCTATGTGTACCAGCGTGTGAACTTTCGCTATAGAGTTAAATCCATAGAGCTGCTGTATCTTATGGTAGATACCCATACGATTTCCCATTTTGGTGCTATCCGTGAGGAGTCTATATACATGCTCTACCGCATTGATACCAGCTAGGTCGGCTTCAGTGAGTGCTGTATCCGACATGCCGTGATTATACCACCGCTGCAGTTTAGTGACCAGTCCTACTTTATCTTTCTCTGCTTCATTGACGAATATCCATATCGGACTATCTCGTTTCATTTTTATCGTGGCATCAGCTTTTGGCATACAGTCTTTTACCTACAAATATACAGAAATATATCAAGATTAACAATTATTAATATTTACTTATTCATTTTAATATATCTTTGTGGTGTGAAATGGGAGATAACGTCGGGCGGCTTTACGAAGGAATAATTTAAAATCAGATATATGGAAGAATTAATTAAATTAAGAACATTTTGCGAACAAGAGAAAAAAAAAGCAAATGAGAGATATAAATATTATTCAAAATTTGTGAGACACGATTTAGAGAAAGGTAAATTTAAAGGCAGAAAATTTGCTTTTTCGCTTGTTATTAACCAACTTGATTTGATTTTAAATAATTCTGTCGTAAAACCGTCTGAAAGGCGAAGTCCAACGGACGAGTCTTTCAACGGTTGTAAGCCGCCCGACGAAAGGCAAAATCCACGTGACATTAGAGATTTAGTTTGCGTTACATGTAATAAGCCAATATCTCTTAACGGCGTTCGGGCGGCTTTACGAAGGAATTTTTAAAATCAAATTATATGGAAAAATTAATTGAATTAAGAAAAATAATCGAGTTAAAGAAAGAAAAAGCAGAAGAGCAATATTTCGAGGCTATAGACAAAAAATTAGTAGGTGCGAGTAATATTTTAGAAATACGTATTAATGCTTTTTCGGAAGTTATTAATGAGTGTTATTTGATTTTAAATAATTCTGTCGTAAAACCGTCTGAAAGGCGAAGTCCAACGGACGAGTCTTTCAGCGGTTGTAAGCCGCCCGAACGAAAGGCAAAATCCACAGAGGAAAATTTGGAATGTAAGTGCTCTCCTAATCAAATGTGCAGTAATTGCGTATCCAAATTTTCTCATATCTGTTGAAAGTGTGCATAGAGTTGGATTTTGCCTTTCGTTTTGTGGCTTTGCGTTCGGGCGGGTTTTCGAAGCCGAAACGCTCAGCTAATATACAAATTTCAATTGAAGTACAAAACTTGAATTTTGCACTTCAGCCCGCCTGACGCAAAACCGATGTTAGCGGTAGTACGGTAAAATAAATTAGGGGTTGTCAAAATTAAAAACATAATAAAATGCAAAAAGAAGTAAGAAGATTTAAAGTTCCTTTCAATTTTGATTGGACTTATGGAGTAGAAATTAAAAAGTTGAGAGAAGATTTGAATGAACTCGAAAAACTTGGTGTAACTGAAATTGAAATTGAAGCAGAAGAAAATTATGGTAGTGTGTCTGTTACAATAGAAGCATTTATTAATAGAGTTGAAACTGATGAAGAATTTACTGCTCGTACCAATGAATTTAATAGAAGACAAGAAGAAGTTAAACGCAGAGAGTTGCAACAATTAGAACAACTCAAATCGAAGTACGGAATGTAGTATTACCGCTAACTCTCGTTTTGCGTATATACGAGGTACGCCTTAACGAAATTTCAAATTATAAACAAATGCTTGTAGGCGTATCTTGTATATACGCTGTTAGCACCAGTACGGATTATTAACAACAAAATATAAATAGAATGAAAGACCAAAAATATTACCAAAAACAAAGAGAAGCTATTTTGAATGATAGCCACAGAAAAGAACTATTTAAAGCACTATTTGACTTATACGCAAATGCAATGCCTATAGCCTTAAAAAAAGAGGACGGAACTGTTATATGTTCTTATTCTGACGAAGTAGAACAATTAGCCGAAAAGATAAGAAAACAAATACGATTAAGGGATAATCAGGTTTTTGCAGCACACTCGTAGTATTGGTGCTAACTTCGGCAGCTTGCTATCAGTAGCGGAATTAAAAACACAAATATTAATAACCATATAAATATCAATTAAAATGAGAAAATTAAATACCAAAAATATCACCGCTATTGTAGCAAACTGTCTGTTATATCTAGTTTTTCTTTCGGGGTGCAAATCAGATAGTCCTGCGGTTATAAAAATGAAGTTTCAATACGATTTTTATGAAAAACCTATGCCTCCTTGTATCTGTAGGTTTTTTTATGAAGAAGGGTATCAGTTTGATTATACTCAATTTTGGGATAGTTGTCATAAATACAATGTTGGAGATACGATTGTCGGTAGAAAGAAAAATTAGATATAATTCGGGGCTTTACGCTGTTGCCTTTTGTGCGGTTGGATTGTGCGTTGGCAAGGCAATAGAGTAAAACCCTTGTTACCAGAAGTGCTTTTTTTTAATCTTAAATTGAAAATATAAAATGATAACATTACAGAAAGTGCCTTTACAACTCGTTGAAGTGGAATTTATACCGCCACACAACGAAATGGAGTTTGGAAAACTCTACTATTCAAAAGAGTATAAAACAACCAATCACCTTTGCCCTTGCGGTTGTGGAATGCAAACACCGATACCCGTAAAAGAAGGAGAATGGAATTTGTCAATTAACAAAGGTAAAGCAACTATAAGTCCATCAATTTTGCATAGGCTTGGTTGTCAAACTCATTACATAATTACTAATGGTGTGGCGAATGTCGTTTAGCATTGCTGGTAACGTTCGGGCGGCTTTACGAAGGCACAAAAGCAGAGGATTGAGCGTTGGCTTGTGCTTTTGTAAAACTGACTGTTATGAGATTGTGCGGGATTAAATAAACAAACTAAAAAAAATGAAAGGATTAAATAGTAAACAATTTATAGAAATAGTAAATTTTGTTCAAAAATATCATCGTTTTGGATATGTATCAGATAATTTAAAAGTAGATAACAAAGATTGGTATTTATGTATAAAATACATTGACAATTGTTATGATACAAGAACTAATGATATATGGTCTGTTGGGTTTCGTGGAATGGGAAAAGATATATCATTTAGAACTAATACACTTGTTGGATTAAATAGTGTAAATGTCCCTTTTGATAATCTGTATGATTGGATAATGGCATATTTAAAAGGAGAATGGAATGATTTAAAAGTGCTAAAGTTTATGTCAAATGAACAAGGGTAGCATATCTCATAACGTTAAAAATAACCGCTGTTTGCCTGTGCGGTTAGTAGATTCGGCAAATGGCGGTTATTGATTGTTATATTCTCGGCTTTTTTATTTAATAACAAGGGTGTCGTAAAACACGACATC